TTCACGTTCCCACTGCTCACGTGCTGCCCGAATTTCCTGAACTGCCCGTGATGCGGTGCCACCTGGCGCTGCTGCATGTCTCACCCCCTTGCTGACTGGTTTAACCTGCGCCCTGACGTGATTTACGTGACGGGCGAATTTCTGCTCCCACTGAACCTGGCTAAACACTTTGCCATCATCACTCCAGTAATCCCGGAATGCGGCAAGTTCAGCAGGTGTAAATTCTGGTTCCGGCAAAGCCATCCCCCACAACGCAGCCCGTCGTCGAAAATCCTGTGACGGATGCCAGTCATCGGTCATCGGAAATTTTCCAATGGGCTCGCTCAGGCCTTCCAGGTAATCAGGTTCCGCTGTTTGCAACGGCACGCCATTTGCCTCACTGGCCGGAGCACTCTCGCGCACGCGCGCGTTATGTGTGGGGTTTAATTCTTTTAGATCTGTATCTTTATTAGTTGCTTTTGTGTTTGCGTCATGTTCAAACACCACACCAACATTTGTTTGAACACCTGTTAAATCTCTCTCTTGTTTTTTTTGAATATCTGCTTCCTTTCTGCTTCTTCTGGCTTGAACAGATGCTTTTCCGGCGGCTGATTTTTTGGTTAATTTTTCCCTGACTGATGCCAGATCTTCCTCAATCCGAAGATGCACCCATTCATCGCCGTTATCGCAAAAAAACTCCCGCAAGGATGGTTCCACATCAGCCCATCGCTCGTTAGTCAGACGGGATATTTTTGCCAGCCTGTTTTTGGGTATTGGCTTTCCTGTTTGCCAGTAATTGAACATCAGCAACAAATACGCACCGTGCTCCTCTGCTGACAAATGCATGGTGTCAGCCAGGTAATCAGCTATGTACAGTTGCATGTATGGTAATGCGGCCATAATTGCCCCGTATGATGCTGCCCGGTGGCTTACAATAAGCACAAACAGCATGGAAACTTTTGCTTAATGAACAATGAAAGAATCGTCGGAAGACCCGCCGCCGCTGAAATGCGCTTTACGGTAAACGGCCTGGACTGCGTCATCATGCGCATCAATTGCCGTACTCAACGCTTCCTGCGCCGCCAGTAATGCACGGCGTTCCAGGGTATCGAAGATGCAGAGTCGGTGACGCAGCTCGCGCGGAAGGATTGCCAGAATTGCAGGGATCAGTTTCTGAATTTTTACCCTTTGCGCCTCCGTTTCACCTTTTAACCAACGGTGATAGATGTTCTGCTGATTATTCCAGTCCTTGCCTGGTACCAAGGGCAATTCGCCGCCCCCCTGGCGCAGATATTCTTCAGTAATTGCGTTAGCGACCCACGCCTGCCCTTTTTCAGCGGCTAGGGCTAACAACACTGATTCGATGTGCTCATGCCTGATTTTCATGAATCAACTCCTATGCATTTTGTGTGTTAGCCTTACATCCAACAGGTAAACCATCGGTCGGATTCGGGTAGATATCAGGCCGGAGTTCATGAGGTGTAACCTCGAAATTCGTTACTTCAGCAACACGTAATGCTTTTTCAGGGCTGAATCTTTCATAGCCCCCCAGCACTCGACTTACATGCACCTGAGATAAACCCGTTAGCTTCCCAAACTGTAGCTGGGTGATATTTTTCTCTTTTAAATAGTCTCTTAAGTTCATAGCCAACCTTCTACGTTATGCCTCGAGCAAATATTAGCCCCACTAATTTTAAAGATCAATAGTCAGACTATCTTTGATAATATTGGTAAAACAAATAAACTCTATGTATGAAAAAAACACGTGACGTGATTGCAACTCCAGAAGCGAGCAAGAATTTAAAAGCCGCATGGAATGCAAGAAAAAAAGAGCTGAAGCTGACTCAAGAGCTGGCGGCTGAGTTGTTGGGATTCGAATCTCAAGGCACCGTTAGTCAGTATCTGAACGGCAAGATACCGGTAAATACCGACGCTGCGCTAAAATTTGCGGCTCTGTTAAAGGTAAAACCAGAGGACATTCGAGAAGACCTTAAAGACTTAATGAATTATGTAAGATCATCAGATACTTATGATGATAGCTTTTCAGGCAAAGGATGGAGGCTGGTCAATGAAGAACAGGCAGAGTTACTTAACCTCTTCGAGATTCTACCTGCGTCAGAAAAAGCCAAACTCCTTAACCAGCTACGTGGACTAAACAAGCTCTACGAGGAAGCCTTCGAGAACATGCTGGCACTAAAGAAACGCAACCAGTAGCCACCGCTCACCACCCCATCCACAACAAAAAAACCGACGTCTTAGTCGGTTTTTTTGTGCCATAACTTCTGCAAATCAGCTGTATAACTAATATTTATCCCTTGAAAAAACATTTACTTAGTTACTAAATCAAAAACATAATACGTCACACTGTTGACTTAAAATATCCGTGTTACTAATATTTATATCAAGAACAGCACGGCGCTGTAGGTTTTAGTTCCGCCACCCGGCGTTAAGGGGAGAGATAAGATGACATTTACTCAGAGTATTGACCCGCCAGAAACGAATAATGCTGTATTTTGCCTGGCGTATGAATTGTCTGTACAAGCATCAACAATGGCAAAGGAGAGAGAGAGCTAACTCCAAGGCAGGCACGTCTCGCACTGGAACTCGCCAGCCGGGTATCAGTAGCAAAAAAAAAATCGCACCAGCCGTAATGGCACGAAACCTGGCTAATGCAATTACAGATGTCAGGTCACTACAACCATACAATTATCATGTCGAAGAGGCATTAGAAAAATTAATCGCTGCTGCGGACGCCATCATTGATGAACTGTAATAATTGATATGCGAGAGAATTTCTATTCCTGAGAGACGCATTTTTCACGCCCGGACAACGCCCGGCAATTGCCAGATTCAGTTTTTCACGCTGCTCTGGCGTAAGAAGTTTAACAAGTTCTTCAAGAACAAGCGTGGTAGCCTCTAATCTGGCGGAAAGATAATCAATATTTTTGTGTTGAGATTGAATAGGCATAAGCAATTCCTTACTGGTTGTGTGAGAACTCCAGTATACCACCGAGCCTAAAGTGGTAAAAAGACAGGCATACAACACGAAGGCGCATTTCCGGTATCCATAAAGAGTCCGGTCTTGTCTGTGAAATTTAAATGGTGGGAGTGCGCCTCCGGTTGTAAATAACGACATTGCTGTGTGTAGTCTTGGCGGCATCAGTTTTTTCTTGAAGTTCGGCTGATGTCCGCCCCTTTTTAAAGTGAATTTTGTGATGCGGTGAATGCGGCTAAGCGCACGCGGAACAGTTAAAAGCATCAGTGTTATGGGTGGATTATCCGGCGTTAATTGTTAACTGGTTAACGTCACCTGGAGGCACCAGGCACCGCATCAACAAAGTTCATTTGTAAAAATGGAGATAATTATGATTGCACATCACTTCGGAACTGATGAAATACCACGTCAGTGTGTGACTCCTGGCGATTATGTTCTTCATGAAGGCCGGACATATATTGCCTCGGCAAACAATATTAAAAAGCGAAAACTTTATATTCGTAACCTGACCACAAAAACATGCATTACTGACTGCATGATTAAAGTCTTCCTCGGTCGTGATGGTTTACCTGTAAAGGCGGAGTCATGGTGATGACTAAGAAAATAAAATGTGCTTACCACCTTTGCAATAAAGAAGTTGAAAAAAGCAAAAGCATTACAAAACCACTTCATTTCATGCGTGGAGTTATCCCAACGACGGAAATGAAAAAATATTGTAGTGAAATATGTGCCGAAAAAGACCAGATGGCACACGAACTTTAATTAACTGACTATTCGAAACTGAATTTATGCCAGCAATGGCAGGGATTCACTCAACCTTAATTAAGGAGAAAAACATGATTACCAATTATGAAGCCACTGTTGTAACTACCGATGACATTGTTCACGAGGTTAATCTGGAAGGAAAGCGTATTGGCTACGTGATTAAAACAGAAAATAAAGAAACCCCATTCACTGTGGTTGATATCGACGGTCCATCAGGCAACGTAAAAACACTTGATGAAGGTGTCACAAAAATGTGCCTGGTTCACATCGGAAAGAATCTGCCCGCAGAAAAAAAAGCCGGATTTCTGGCAACTCTGATTGCAATGAAATTAAACGGTGAAATCTGAAAGAAATAGCCTGCGTATGGCGCAGGCTATGAACAGTGTGTATCCGGCAAGATCATTCACTGAACAAAACGAATTTTAATCTGAGTTGAGGTTAAAAAACAATGAGCACAAAACCACTCTTCCTGTTACGGAAAGCGAAAAAATCATCCGGTGAACCTGACGTCGTCTTGTGGGCAAGCGACGATTTTGAATCGACCTGTGCCACTCTGGACTACCTGATCGTTAAGTCAGGTAAAAAACTGAGCAGCTATTTTAAAGCTGTTGCCACGAATTTTCCTGTCGTTAATGACCTTCCCCCTGAAGGTGAGATCGATTTTACCTGGAGTGAACGCTATCAACTCAGCAAAGACTCCATGACCTGGGAACTAAAACCGGGAGCAGCGCCAGACGACGTTCACCACCATGATAATGCTCAGGAAACCAAAGAACTGGCGGGGGGCCAGGAAGAAAACGCGCAGGCAGACGCCCACGGGGATTGCCAGGATTGCGAAGTCTCTGTAGCCACTTTGCGGTTCACACAGCGTCTTCTGCACATTTTTACGTATGCGGCCGGGGATCGGAAATACCTGCATCATGCCACCCGTGAACAACGCGAACACATCACTGCTCTTGAGATGGATCAGGAAAACAGCTATGTCCAGAATCTGCTGTTGGCCATACGCGGCATGGCAGAACCGACAACTCTGGATAATGCCGCCCTGCTCCGCCTGACTGATGCAATTAAGGCAGTTTTCTCTATCACGAAAAAACATCAGCCCTATGAATTTAAGAATTTCATTTCAGCCTGGCTGGATACCGAACACATTGATCGCGGTCTTCTGACAAAAGAATGGCGAAAAGGGAATCGTGTTTCACGCATCACTCGCACGGCTTCCGGTGCTAATGCTGGCGGCGGGAACCTCACCGATCGCGGCGAAGGTTTCGTCCACGATCTGACGTCACTGGCGCGCGATGTAGCCACTGGCGTACTGGCCCGTTCAATGGACGTGGACATCTATAACCTTCATCCTGCACACGCTAAACGCATTGAGGAAATTATCGCTGAAAATAAACCGCCCTTTTCTGTTTTCCGCGACAAATTCATCACCATGCCTGGCGGGCTGGATTATTCCCGCGCCATCGTGGTTGCGTCCGTGAAAGAAGCACCAATTGGGATCGAGGTCATCCCCGCGCACGTCACTGAATATCTGAACAAAGTACTGACTGAAACCGATCATGCCAACCCTGATCCGGAAATCGTGGATATTGCCTGCAGTCGCTCCTCTGCCCCGATGCCGCAGCGTGTAACAGAAGAAGAAAAACAGGATGATGAAGAAAAACCGCAACCATCTTGCGCAATGGCAGATGAACAGGCAACGGCTGAAACAGTGGAACCGGATGCAACTGAACATCATCAGGACACGCAGCCGCTGGATGCTCAGTCACAGGTAAATTCTGTTGATGCGAAATATCAGAAACTGCGGGCAGAACTCCATGAAGCCCGGAAAAACATTCCGCCCAAAAATCCTGTCGATGCAGACAAATTACTGGCTGCCTATCGCGGAGAATTTGTTGAAGGGATTAGCGACCCAAATGATCCGAAATGGGTTAAGGGGATCCAGACCCGCGATTCTGTGTACCAGCATCAGCCAAAAACGGAACAGAACGACCGAAAATCGGAACAAAACGGCCAAAATGCGCGACAAAATGAACCAGAAGCGCAACAGGAACCGGAAAAAGTCTGCGCCGCCTGCGGTCAGACCGGCGGCGGCAACTGCCCTGACTGTGGTGCGGTGATGGGCGACGCAACATACCAGGAAACATTCGATGAAGAGAATCAGGTTGAAGCTAAGGAAAATGATCCGGAGGAAATGGAAGGCGCTGAACATCCGCACAATGAGAATGCTGGCAGCGATCCGCATCGCGATTGCAGTGATGAAACTGGTGAAGCGTCAGCTCCTGTAGCAACTGAAATCATGTGGCCGTCATATTTCGAGCCAGGCCGCTATGAAAACCTCCCGAACGAGGTTTATCACTCCGCCAACGGAATAAGCAGCACGATGCTGAAGGATGCCCGTATCAGCCTGATGTATTACCACGGGCGGCACATTGCCGGAACTATTCCGAACGAGGAAAGTGATGCACTGCTGCGTGGGCGGATCATTCACAGCTATGTTCTGGAAACGGATAAATTCGCTGATGAATATGCCATTCCGGTACCGGTTCCTGAATATGTGGTTACTACTTCTAACGAACTGATCGCCATCATTAAAAAACACAATGCCAGTCTGCCAGCACTGATGACACCAGAGCAGATGAAAGAGTGGATCGAAAGCTACAACAGCACTCTTATACAGCCACTGTCTGTAAGTGCTGGGGCCGAAGAAACAGGCATCCTTTACGGTTCGCTTCCGGTGGAATTTCGGCGTATTCCTGAGGGGGAAAAACATACAGCATCAGCAATGAAAGCCTGTATTAAAGAATACAACGCAAGCCTCCCTCCTCTGTTGAAAACCAGTGGAGCACGGGAGCAGCTTCTGGATCAAATTGAAACTGTAGACCCAGAACTGGCAAAAAAAGAACGTGCTAAATCTTTGCCTTACAACATCAGTGGCACAAAAGAGCAATTAACCGAAATCGCACGGAAAATTCGCCCGGAACTGGTGACACTGGAGGACTGGCAAAAACGCCAGCAAGAAGAAAACGCCGGGAAAACGTTTATCAGTCCGGATATGTATGAACAGGCAAAAAATATTCACGCTGCAATGCAAAACAATACTGATGCAGCAAGGCTACTCAACCACCCGGATCGCAAATCTGAAATCAGCTATTTCGGGTTTGATGAAGAAACCGGGCTGGAAATCAGGGTCCGTCCTGATATCGAAATCCGGCTGCCATACGAAAGCATTTGCGCTGACGTGAAGTCAGTCAGCCTCGGTTATGTGCGGCAGGAACGACTTAAAGATCGCCTGCACCGTGAAATTATTGAGCGTGATTATCACCTCAGCGCCGCAATGTATTGCGATGTGGCAAACCTGGACAAATTTTTCTGGATCTTCGTCAACAAAGATGCTGGCTATCACTGGGTGGCTGTCGTGGAAGCCTCGCAGGAACTCCTGGAACTTGGTCGACAGGAATATCGCCGGACGCTACGCCAGATAAACGAAGCCCTAGAGACAAACAACTGGCCAGCACCGATTACCGAAAGTTATACCGACGAATTAAACGACTTTGATCTTCGTCGTCTTGAAGCACTGCATCTGGCTTAATGGAGAACCTGACCATGCAAAATACCAATATCATCACGACAGAGCAGACACCAAATACCATTTCTGCCAGTAACACTATTTTTAACGTTCAGGCGTTGACGCAACTTCAGGCAGTAGCCGGGTTGATGTCACAGGCCACCGTCACAGTTCCCGATCACCTTCGCGGAAATCCTGCCGACTGCATGGCAATCATCATGCAAGCCATGCAATGGGGCATGAACCCCTACGCTGTGGCTCAGAAAACACACCTGGTAAACGGAGTTCTGGGTTATGAAGCACAACTGGTTAACGCTGTGATCTCTAGCTCAAGTGCAATTGTAGGCCGCTTCCATTACAAGTACGAGGGAGACTGGGAGAAATGCTCTCGCACCCGAGTGGAGACCGTTAAGAAAACGGCCAAAGGAGGCGGAATCTATGAGAAAAAAGAAACGATCCCATGTTGGACCAGTGAAGATGAGTATGGTCTCTCAGTTCGAGTTGGTGCAGTTCTTCGCGGTGAAAGTGAGATTACCTGGGGAGAACCGGTGTTTCTTTCCAGCGTGATTACGCGTAATTCTCCTTTATGGACCTCAAACCCGAAACAACAGCTCGCCTATCTGGCGTTGAAATACTGGGCTCGCCTTTATTGTCCTGACGTCATCCTGGGCGTGTATACCCCGGACGAACTGGAAGAGCCACAGGAAAAAATCATCAATCCTGTGCCGGTACAGAATTATAGCGAGGTAAGCGAGCAGCGAACAGAAACCATCGAACAGCGTATTGACGAAGCGTGGATTGATGAATTCCGGCAGCGTGTCGAAAGCGCGGCCACGACTGAGGAAACCACTGCATTACGCCAAGAGATAGAGGATCAGAAAAACCAGATCGGCGAATTCTTTGCCGAGCTTAAAGGAAAAGTGGTTCGGCGTCATCACCGTCTCAATGCTATTGCCAGTATCGAGAAGATGATAAATGACCTTCCTTCATCAGGTGATCCAGAAGCAGAACAAAAATTTACTGCTCTGGAAAATACGCTGAATGCTGCCCGGCCACATCTGGGTGAATTATATGAGGCGTATAAAACGACACTGACAGATATGAAACCAGAATATATCGGCTCCTGATATTGACTTTGGCGGTGTAGCCTCACCGCCATCACAAAATTTTATTATATGAGAGAAAAAACAATGCGGTATGAAAAAGTCAAACCATGCCCTTTTTGTGGTTGTCCATCAGTAACGGTGAAAGCCATTTCAGGATATTACCGCGCGAAGTGTAACGGATGCGAATCCCGAACCGGCTATGGTGGAAGTGAAAAAGAAGCACTCGAACGATGGAATAAACGAACCACTGGAAATAATAATGGAGGTGTTCATGTATAAAATTACCGCCACTATTGAAAAGGAAGGTGGCACTCCTACTAACTGGACAAGGTACTCAAAAACAAAGTTAACCAAATCGGAATGCGAAAAAATGCTCTCAGGGAAAAAAGAAGCAGGCGTTTCCAGAGAGCAGAAAGTAAAACTGATAAATTTTAATTGCGAGAAACTTCAGTCCTCGTGAATTGCATTGTATTCAAATTAAAACTTCATAGCTGATTATTAATAATCAACATCGGGCGTCAATTTCAGTCTAACATTGGCGCCTGCCAGAGGTGATGCGATGGCACAAGTGATCTTTAATGAAGAGTGGATGGTTGAATACGGTCTGATGCTTCGTACTGGTCTGGGGGCCAGACAAATTGAAGCATACCGCCAGAACTGTTGGGTGGAAGGCTTCCACTTCAAACGAGTATCTCCTTTAGGTAAGCCAGACAGCAAGCGAGGGATTATCTGGTACAACTATCCGAAGATAAATCAGTTTATCAAAGACTCATGATATGTCTAAATTACCAACAGGTGTCGAGATTCGGGGAAAATACATTCGCATCTGGTTCATGTTTCGAGGAAAACGATGTCGGGAAACATTGAAAGGCTGGGAGGTTACTAACAGTAATATTAAAAAGGCCGGGAATTTAAGAGCGTTGATAGTTCACGAAATCAATTCCGGCGAATTCGAGTATTTAAGACGTTTTCCCCAGTCCAGCACTGGGGCAAAAATGGTGACAACGAAGGTCATAAAAACATTCGGGGAGCTTTGTGATATCTGGACAAAAATTAAAGAGACAGAGTTAACAACAAACACAATGAAGAAAACGAAATCACAATTAAAAACACTCAGGATAATAATTTGTGAGAGTACCCCAATATCACATATTCGTTATAGCGATATCTTAAACTACCGGAATGAACTACTGCATGGAGAAACGCTTTACCTGGATAATCCAAGATCCAACAAAAAAGGAAGAACCGTGCGCACAGTTGATAACTATATCGCTCTGCTCTGTTCGTTGTTACGTTTTGCGTATCAGTCGGGATTTATATCAACCAAACCATTTGAAGGAGTAAAAAAATTACAGCGAAACAGAATAAAGCCTGATCCGTTATCTAAAACAGAATTCAATGCATTAATGGAAAGTGAAAAAGGACAGAGCCAGAACTTGTGGAAATTTGCCGTTTACTCCGGGCTTCGTCACGGGGAACTGGCTGCTCTGGCATGGGAGGATGTGGATTTCGAGAAGGGAATTGTGAATGTCAGAAGAAACCTGACGATACTTGATATGTTCGGTCCCCCAAAAACAAATGCCGGGATCCGGACGGTAACATTACTGCAGCCGGCTCTTGAAGCACTGAAGGAGCAATACAAACTGACCGGGCATCATCGCAAAAGCGAAATCACTTTTTATCATCGGGAGTACGGCAGAACTGAAAAGCAAAAACTGCATTTTGTTTTCATGCCCAGGGTGTGTAACGGAAAACAGAAACCTTATTACTCGGTAAGCAGTTTGGGAGCGAGATGGAATGCAGCTGTAAAACGTGCTGGTATTCGCCGCCGTAATCCGTACCATACGCGACATACTTTTGCCTGCTGGCTGTTGACGGCAGGAGCGAACCCGGCATTTATAGCCAGCCAGATGGGGCATGAAACTGCGCAGATGGTGTATGAAATTTACGGTATGTGGATTGATGACATGAACGACGAACAGGTAGCTATGTTGAATGCGCGGTTACCGTAG